CCTTTTTGTATGGTGACAACCGCAACAAATTTTATAATATTCCCCGTTGATAGTGCAGCATGAAAAAGCCACTGTGCTGCTGCTGCAACTTTGGTAGCAACAGCCGAAGCAAGCATCGTTGTCTTGTGCCACAGTAGCTTAACAGTACTTACATGGGTGGCATTGGCAGCAGCCATCTGCGAAAGGGCATATAATCCGCTAACCGCTCGCAGTGTCATAAAACCGCCAACTACCATGGTAATTGTGCTGGCAAGTGACATAAATATGCCAATACCTTTGGCAAGTGCAGGATATTGATTCATAATAGCAACAAGGTACTGTAATCCATCTTTTAAAAGGTCAATAAATGGTTTCATCGCTCCACCAATGCCACCACCCAGTGTTGATTTTAAATTATCCCATGTATTAGAAAGCGTTGCTAAACTGACATTGATATTATCAATATTGGTTTTAGCCATAGCATCTACCAGTTCCTTTCCTTTCATCCCCCTGAGCTTTTCAATATTCTCTCGCAATAATCCTGTTTTATCCCATAGGTTATCAAACAATTTGGCAGCTTCTTCACTACCAAATGCTTTGCTCAGTTCTAATTTTTCTGCTGAACTGACTGTATCACCATATTTAACACGTAGTTTATCAATGATATCAGCAATAGGGAGTAACTTACCCTGAGCATCTACAAATGACATTCCTAATTTTTCTGATGCCTCGTATGCTTTGTTCACAAATGCTCTAAAGCCAGTTCCTGCTTCTCCTGGTTGCATCACATTTTGTAACATTCCAAGCACATTAAACTGTTCAGCAATATCGTATCCCGCTGATGCAGCAACACCGCTGACACTCTCAATAGCCTGCTGCATCTTTGTCCCTTCAGTTTTGTACTGTTGCGTTGCAAATGCTAACGAATTACCAATTATTTTACTGAAGTCTTCATCGCTTAAATTGTCATACATTTTTTTATTCTGGTTATAGATAGTACCAAAAATGCTTGCCAGTTCTTTGGTATTGCCTTTGGTAGCGGTAGCAGTCCTTGCTACCATTTCGGTAAATGCGCCTAACTGTGATTCATTGATGGTAGCAACGGCACTTTTAACATCGTATGCGGCATCTATAAATTCATCTCTGGTTACATTCATGGTACTGCTTGCCTTCATAGCAGCCTGTGTTACCATGGCAACATTTTCAGAAGAAACCCCTAATGATGCAAGGTTCGATTGCATCTGGGAAGTCTGGCGGTTGGCATCAATCATATTTTTGTTAAAAATAGCCATACCGGTTCCCGCAGCAAGCAAGCCACCACCAATTTTAAGCTGCTTCATCCGTGATTCAAAGGTAGCTACACCGCCATCAATTTCTTTAAATTTACCTTTGAGCTTATCGGCACTGCTACATATCTTATCAAACTGTGAGCTAAGATAATCTTTCAGCGTTAAAACAGCACCTAATTTGTACACATTCTCCATTATCCACCTAATAATCTGCTCAGTAGTTCTGCTAAATTCTTAAGCTCTCGCTGCTCTAAGTACAGGGCATCTACTCGTAGTATAATTTGCTCTTCAAAACTCATACTGTCATAGTTAATATACGGAAAATATTTTCGTACCAGCACAATACTTGCATCATGCTCTAAATCCTGCTGGCGTGTCTCTACAACTTTTTTACATACGCCTCCTGAGTTACCCCGCAAGCATCAATCAATTGTGCTGCTATTGGAGTAATAATACCACCACGCTTTTCTAACAGTGCATTGAATACATCAGGCTCCGGATATAAAATACAGCTCAATACAAGCTGCTTATTTTTATCAATGTCGTTCTGTGCGCTATTGGCAAGCTTAATGTCATCAAGCGTTGGCACTCTAAAAATGCCATCAAACTCATCACGAGCAAGTGATATCATAATGACTTCTGGATACCGTTGCTTCCAGTTTTCAATTTTTGGTAGCAATTCAGTATAATCGTTATCTGTTATTCGTGCCATACTCTTCTCCTTATAGTGGAATAATCTTTGGCATAGCTAAAAGCTCAAAGTCAATATCCACTAAAAATTTAGTATCGCTTACCTTGCGCTTTTGCCCCACTTTTTTAAGTTTTACCAATGGTAATACTTCTTTCATTTTTTTGCCATTGCTTTTAGCTAAAAGCCCAACTATGGGGAATGGTGGCAGTTTCAAGGGGTCACCACCAACAGCAGTTGCAACCAGTACCAGCTTTTCATACTCTTCCAGTAACACGCTCATCTTGCCACTTCCTTTAAGTTCACCCTCGCCATAGCCTATAGGTTCCTGCCCCTTGCCATAATGTACTTCAACCTTTATTTCATGGTCATAATCAAGGCTATCCAAACCAACAATGGTACGTCCCATTACCGTTGCAGTATAATCTTTAAACGAATAGGTCTCTTGCATAGTTTCCTCCTGCCTTATTCTTTTCTATAACCAACATCTATGGTTATTTTTTCCATAATATTGGTTGGGTAAATATGTATCTGCCCTTTTAGTTCACCGCTTGTTATATCCTGGTCAGGATCAATAACAACTTCATGTTTCACTATTTCTTCATTACCTGGCACTTCCATATTGGTTGCAATAGCAGCATCAATCTCAGCAACCAAACTATCTATACCACTTTCGCCACCTTCAGCAACACCATTAACAAACGGCATAATATGCTGATAGGCAATCTTTCGCACCTTATCAATAACCCTGCCGTGGTGTATTGTCTGATAATCACTATCATCGGGTGCCATGATATTATCCTTTTTAATGAACATGCCTTTCCAGTTGGCATATTGTACTGCTATGATGACATTGGCATCATTCAAATCTTCAATGTAATCCTGTAACCCGTCGTCCCAAAATTCTATTTCTTTTGCAATGGTTGATGCATATTTGCGCACATAGCCGGGATGCTCATTTACCTTGCACTGGCTTAGTTTTGCACACAGTAACGTTGCAGCCGATTTAAAATCACTATCGCTTCCGTAGCGTATCCGTCCACCTACAATAGCAATCTTTTTAGAGCTAAAAAGCTTACACTCATCAATCATTCCCTGCAAATATGATTCAACAGTACTGCTATCATCCTTTGGTGGATATTCCAGTACAAAGCGTATAAAAATGCGTTTTGCCTCAAATTCTTCTTCTTTTGCTTTTATTGCTTCCCAAAATGAACGTTCAAAGCCACCAACAATATGTATAAACGTATATGCTGCCGAATCGGGGTTATAATGATTTTTTAGTGCATCAATAGCAGTCAGGAATGATGCAACGCTTGCACCTGGTGCAATAGTTGAAAAGCTGTATCGGTCGCCTTTTACAAAACAATCTTCAGTACCGGTAAAGCTGATGCTAACACCGCACGAAAGTATAATTGGAGTGCTTGCTGGTGGTGTTATAAATACATCTGACCAGTTAATTCCACCATCATCACTCCAACGAAAGGTTGCAACCTCAAAGGTACCGCCTGCAACAATATCAATAACAAAATTGCGTGCACCCATTACTGTCCCTGCAGCCTGCATGGTTGCAGTTCCCGTACCGGTATGAGTAATGGTACCAATGCTACCGCTTATATCATTGTCAGGACGCATTGCCAAACATTTTAAACCGCCTTCATCAAAGTGACGGGTGAGGCTATCAACGAGAGCACCCTTCCCAAAATATGCTACTGCCATGCGTTTACTTCCAACATCATACATCGTATTAGCTGCGCCTCCCTCAGCAATACCAAGCTTTGCATGCAAGCCATCAATACCAATCAGTCCATATCCCAATCCACCATCAGCAATATTCAATGTAACAGGTTGTATCATCGTTTACCTCCTTTATTTTGGCACTGCGCCAGTAAATTGTTTCACCGCTTTAGCAAAATCGTTAGCATTCACCATGCCATTATACGGCACTCGCATGAGTGTTCGTACCGCCCGTGCAACAGCAGGTGATAATTTGTGCTCAATGACCAGTTCGTCAAAACTCTTCTTTATAGTTTTAAGTTCTGGTTTCTTTTCAATGGGTAAGCTTATTTCTTTCTCACTCATATACTCCTCCTTCATCAAATTGTATTGTTGTGATGCGTGGTACTATCGTAGTACCATACACAGCATCTTCAATGGTTACCTGACAAAATGCTTTGTAAGGACCTTGCTCAATAAGTTCAGGCTCATCTAAAAGTCCAAAAGCACCAATATGTATCATGATTATCCTGCCATCATTACATAGATAGTAAGGCTTCTTGGTAACTTCCCGAATAAACTGTGTTAGTATATTGTTATCATCAATAAAATCATTTATCGTTTTGCTGTAAAAATCTATCTGGTATGGATGTGTGGTTTGTATCATTTCACGGGTAAGGGTAATATCCGTATCAGTAACCTTGCTTGTATCAATACCGCCTGTTTGCTTTGCCGTGCCAATTCTATGTCCAATCACCGCACAGGGCAGCGACGCAATGAACGTCGAAGGCTCTGGATATAGTTCATATAATTTACCCTGCAATATAGGCTTATCATCAACCAGTATGGATTGCTCAATAATATTTTTAAAATAGGTAATATGATCCATAATCATGGCTTTAACCCGTCAAAAAGGTGTGCAAGCGCTTCCTGCAAGGTGGTAATAACTTCATCCACGCTATCAAGCATGGCAGGGGCAACATGAGGTCTTGCAGGCAACCCACGTGGCTCATATCCAAATTCAAGTGCTCGTGATTGCGGATGATTGCTGCCAATATGCACTTCATCCCAGTTGATTTTTTTTGTAGCAAATGATGATAAATAATCACCCTCGGCAATAAGTATAAGAGGTGATAAGCCCTTCTTTTGCTTATATTCTTTTGTACGCTGTGCAAGTGGTGCATATGAATATTTTTGATCACGTATTCCTTTAATAACAGCAGCCCGTATATTCTCTGCGCTTACCTCAAGAGCATTCCCCATCGTTTCCTGTATGGATGAACCAATATTTTTTGTCCTATCAAAAAAATTCCAGTCGCCATCTAATGTTAATCCCATTGCATCTTCTCCAGAATTATCTTTACAATAACCGTACCATCAATCCATGTATCCTTGCTTATATCTTTGATGGTATATTCTGTACCGCTGGTAACCACGCCGTTATCTATAATGCCACCAATATTTATCCTATCGGTTGGTGCTATAGCATATGCTTCAAAGTGTTCTGTAATCATATAAATGGTAGCATCACCTTCATGGACAACACCTGCTGGTGACTGTTTCATTGCATCATGAATATATATATCACCTGTAGCAATAACTGGTGTATAATTAGTTTTCCGGGCTATATTCAGTGTGCCAGATTGTGTAATAGTGCGCTTCAATATGATAAATTCATGCTGCGCCAATGCTGTAAATGTTTCGGCAATTGTTTTTGCAATGTAATCTTTCATCAGTAGCATATATAATCCTCTACTATCCGGTACGCCTCATCAAGGTAATGCTGTATCAATGTTTTAAACTCAGATTCGCTTATAGTTGACAGGGTAACACTCATACCACTTGGCAATGTTGCTGTCTTCACTTTACCCATACCAGCATCACGCCATAGTTTATGTAAGCAGGATACATGAAAAAGCTGTATTTCTGCATCCTTTAAAGCCTGTGCCCGCAGTGGGTCGGCAGGAATTTCAAGCATTGCATCGTTATATGCTTCCTGCCCAACCCAATGAATTAAACGGCGCTTTACATACATGTCTTCATGGTTGATGAAAGTTGCATACGCAGAATCATCAAAATTAAGCGCCGCTGCAGGCCAGTGTAATGCTATAGTAGCAATAGTGGTAAGCATTACTTCGTCCTGATAACAATGGTTGAATCGTTACGTTCAACAGCAACAATGTCCTTGTTATCAATAGCTTTCATAATTACCTTATCCGAATAAACAAGCTCTAACAGGTCACTATCACTCATACCCTTAACAATGGGCATTTTTTTTACTTCCCTGTCATTTACATATACTGTATAGTCTATAGCTTCTTGCTTGCGTGATACTACAATAAGTTCACCCGTTGCTATCTTACTGCGAATAAACGGCGTCTCTACCACTTCAATGACATCACCAGCCTTTTTGGATACAATCTTCTGCTTGCCGGCAATATCAAAAAATCTTCCACCCCGTTTAACTATATCTTCCCGTACTTTAACCTGTATAGTATCCATGTAACCTCCTTATATTGACAGCATCTTACTTGCACCGGTAAAAAGCTTTGCGTAACCGCTCACCTCGCTTACCACTGCATTTTCTATTTGCTGAGTAATAATCTTATCATACTCAACAAGGCTTGCACCCTTTTCGTATACCTCTTCCAGTGCTGCACGGTTATCCAGAGCAATGATACATCCAGCAGGTACCGCAGCGCATTTTTTGGGCGGTTCCATCATTGCGGGTCCGTTTGCATCTTTATATTCTGATAAATTACGGTAAGCCACACGCATTGCTTTGCCTGATATAAGGATATTGGGCGCAAAATCATCAAAGGATTCTTCCAGATTAACAATATCAGCATAGGCAAGAGTGCCTGAAGTCATGGGATCAATTGTTTCAATAGGATTACCATTGCCATCACCGTTAATAAGCACATCAACAGCAACCGCAATCTTACTCTGTGCTAAATTTCTGCCTATAACCTTCATTGCTGTACCAAATACATTAGTGCGCATCCTCCGTATTGCTTCATACGTGCCTTCAATCTGATACCCTATCTTATACAGCGTAATGGCCTTATCCTTAAAGTTAATGGTAACCCTGGGAAAGGTACCGCGTTCGCCAACACGCATAGCTGTTGCTCTGGAATTTTCTAAATCAACCTCTACTGCCTGATATACACTCCCAACAATCCCAGTACTGGTAGCAATCACATCCTTCAATGATGCAAAACTTTCCAGTTGCTCATTCATCCCAATTCTAACAAATTCATTAATGGTCTCAACAAATAATACCCTGCTATCATTGGTCTTAAAAAAGTCCTCAACAAGGCTTGCATGAGCACCTGATAGTTTCAAATCACGTGCTGCTAACTGCTGTGCAAACGCATCCATACCCTTTGATGCAAGCTCATCGCTAAACTTACCATGCTTCTTTGCTTCACGTTCAACAATTTCTTTAAAAGAAATACCGGTCTCTTTAGCCTCTACAAACATATCTTTTGACAATGCTATTGTTTCAATCTTCATGTGTTCCTCCTCTTATCCTAACCTAAAGGTTACCGTTTTAGCAGTTGTATCAACATCAACAATACGGTACTTTCTCCCTGTTTCTTCTTCTCCCGGTATCTTTACACCACCACTTCCATCAGCAACCAGTTCCTTATCGTCGCCAACCTGGGGTGCAGTCCCGGTATAGGGAAGGGTAATATACCCTGTTTCCTTAACTACACCGTATTCATTTACTGTATCAATGGTAACAAGTACCCCGCTAAAAATATCCCCTGAGCTGCACAAACTAACCGTTTTTGCTGCACTTACTTTTACAGGATAGTTTTCATGCGTTCCTCGTACTATACCGCTTCCCAGATGAAATGTTGCATAATCATCAATGCCGTTAAATGATAGTCCAAATTCCATATATGCCTCCTATTTTATGGTATACTCTTCCGGATTCAATGTAGTGTCTGCTTCCCCACCTATGACTGCACTTGCCCGCTGCATCGTGCTGCCACATGAGGGACATGTATACGGATAGAGCTTCTCGGCTTTAATTCTATAAGCATCTCTAAGCTGTAATGCCTGATTATAATCAGCTAAAAGTATGGTGTTCTTAATAGCATCAGGCAGGCTTTCACCTTCAATAAGTTGTGCAAATTTCAGTGCCTCGTTTCGCACATCTTCAACAATATGACCGGATAGCTCAACATCCTTCTTTAACTGCGCTACTGTAGCATCATCAGGTTCAACTCCTAATGAAGTAAACAAGCCATGCAGCTTTTTTACCTCATCACTCAATGATGTTACCCGCCTGGTGATATCTTGCAGTAATACATTTACCTGTGCATCGCCAAGCTCTATTGTTTCGCCATTACCATAGTTTGCTGCTTCAAGCCCAATGTTACTTATCCATTGCCGTGTAATCTTCATTGTTTCATCTCCTTCATTCCTTTTTCCAGGCGTTTTGCCCCCTGCAATAGCCTGTATATCAACTCGCTTTGCCAAACTGTCGGCCCCTTGCCACACTAATGACAATTCACCAAAGCTTATAATATTGGTTGCAATAACCCGTACAACCTGTCCGTCTACTTCCTCACCTTGCAAATACCAAAAATCATCAAGATTCGGATGCGACTTTTCATACTGAAATACTACATCACAACTTGCACTGTGAATAGCGCCTTCCTTAATACCAGCAATAACCTTCTGATTAAACTCTTTGGTTAATTTTAACCGTGCGTTTATTCCGGGTATTACACTTTCATCATATTTGCTCTGGGCTACAACCCCAAGCCAGTTTTCAACCCGCGTATCATGATTGCTGTATACCGTTTGCCCTTTCAAAAGACGGTACCCCTTTTTTAAAACACCTTCTTTTGAAAAATCCAGCATCATCCCTCGCCATGGAAACTGCGTTGCCGATAATGCCCTGAAACTTACATATAAATATGTGTCATCTTCAGTAAGCGAATCACCATCATAAAGTGGATCATCGGTGTCATCAAACCGTGCATGAAAAAATCGGCTTGCCAGCTTGCATTGCACAATCATCCGCTTTTCATCAATTCTCCCACCATGCCTCTCTAACTCGGCAAAAAATTGTTCCAAACGCTCCATGTCATCCTCCGCCAATAAAAAAACCGATATACGAACATTGTCGCATATCGGTTATAGGTTTTTGTATCTGTGGTATAAATCTAAAATGCTTCCAGTTGCGTCAAAAGGTGTTTAAAATTGTTTAAAAATAATAACCCATCCTTGTCTATACCCCCTTGCAAAAAGGCTTAAAAAATAGCCTGCTATTAGCTACATCCAGTCCCCATTGAAACGTCCCTTGCTGGCTCATGCCATTACCCTGTAGTACAACTTCTGGGCTCTATCCCGTACATGCTCAGGCAGCTTTTCCAGCGGATACTGCCCCTTTACAATCTCCGCAATGTGCCAGTACCATTCTTCGTGATTTTCTACATACATATATTCTTCATTCACCCATTCTGCAAAGAATGCACCATTTGTAATATAGCGTATATCCTGCTCCTTTACTACATCTGTGTTTTCTAAATCATCACGTATCATAGGCCATTGCCTTATATAGCTTGGTTCATGGTCACCATCAGGGTCTTCTACATTATCCATAATGTTAATTAAATATTCTAAATCTGTCATAATATTTCAAGGTATCCTTTATTATTATCAATATCTTTCGTTAATTTATACATCGTTAATATTGTGCCGGTATGCTCTTCGATAATTGCTAACCCTCTATATGCATTGTTGTAAAATGCCCACTTTATTCGCTTGCCTTCCTTAAAGGTATATACATTGTCAAAATTTTTCAACACATTTTTAGTAATTTCTTCATAGCTTTCATCATAACTGCTAAATTCATTCCCATGCTTAGTAATGTGTTGTTGCAAACGTTTATCATCATCCTTACTGTCCCAATATGCATTGGTTCTTTGTTGCTCAACCTTGGCAAGCAGTTCCTGCTGTGTTAAGCTTGCTATCTGCTTCCTTCGTACCTTCTTCGATGCCGGCTCCTTACCCTGTGCCGGCTCAACCACACCCTGCAATGTTCCGCTGCTCTTTTTTACCACAATATTTTTTGTAATGACCGTTGTAGTCCGGCACCGTCCATGGTATGGCGGTAACTTGCAGCTAATGCTATCCATAATCTGTTTGGTGCTCAACCCCTCATAGCTGCGTACCTGCTCCGGCGTTGGCCATGCAAACTTTTCTTTTAGCTCATCCATCGGTGTTTGCAAAACCTCACGTACATGGTCTGCAAGCATTTGTACTTCAATGCGCCTGCCATTCATCTCCCTGCATATAGCACTGGTTTTATTATCAAGTATCGCTACAATTTCAACCATTGCAATCCCAAGCCGCTCATATTGAAATATCCTGCCATAGTTGCGTGCTTTGTTGACAGCGTTGCGCATGCATAAATCATAGTAATCGGTAATATGGGGATGCTCAAATGCTTCCCCCAGTGCCTTCCTTACCTTTGTTACTACCTCTTTGCTGTAGGCACGCTTACCCTGTAACTCATCTACCACTACCTGCCGTAATACATCAGAATAATTTTCAAACTGCTTCCCAAAAAAATGTTGATCATGCCTGGTAAAAAATTCTATAGCATTGGTATCCTCAACCTTCCACTGATCATCATCCCATATCCTCCCCAGCCCCAGACGGTATGCTGTACCCGTCCACTTTTGTATGGTATCAGTACATTCTCCTGGCAGCTCATCTTGCATTTTCTGCTGCAAAATAGCCATAATATCATCAGCATCACATTCTATCACTATACCGGCTATACCCTCATGGTATTTTACCGTATAAATGTCAAAGAACTCAGTAGCATACCCTTTTTCTACATCGGTTATGCTATCACCAAGCTTTTTTTTTTAGCTAACTGCACAATAATACGTTCCTTTTCAAGCTCGTATATACCCCGTGCTTTATTGTAACTCAATACCGCAGTGGTTTCATCGCTTTGCCGGTATGCCTGTGCATAGCCCAGCTCATGAGCTAATGTGTCATTGTCAATAATACCTGCATCCCTCCGCTCAATTGCCATTTGCTGCTTAATCTGGTCAGCCTGTACCTTCTCTAAACGCTTTAAACTGTACATATCATTAAATACAATATGTGCTGTTGCCGGTATTTGCTTCATCGTCAAATGCATATTGTATATACGCTCGTTTGCACGCTTAATCATACGCCGTATATTATCAATCTTGCCCAGCAGCGTTTCATAACATACCGTTGCATACGTTTCCGTTGTGCTATACGTCCTGCCAAGCATGGCAGGGTCTATATCAAGCCCGCTTGCTACCTGCTGCTCGGTTGCCTCAATGATATTGTTTACATCACCAGCAGCTTTGCTGACATTGTGATGTTGCATATCAATGTCGGTACCCGTAATGGCAATACCCTTTTTCATATTCTTTTTAAACATGCTAAAGTAGCGCTCTAACTTTAGTTGCAACCTGTGCTCATATTCATGTGGAGCTTCGTTAAACCCACGGGTATCGCTTACGTTAAGCCATGTAATACCCATAAGCCCCCAGAGCTGCATTAAACTGTCAATATTACGCCATTGCTCATATTGCCTCATAAGGCTTTGCAACGCTGCTAAAAACGGTGGTATGGCATACGGGCTATCTTCTTCGGTCAAAAGCGCAATGTAGGTAAATGTCATGGTATTCAGATTGATAGTTTTCCCTACAATATGCTGTACCGGCATGTAGCGGTTGTTGCGTAACATAAACCGTATCGTCTTTACCGGAACCTGATAAACAAATGCAACACCATCAAAATTATTACCTATAACCATCTCCTGACATAAAGCGCCGTTAATACATATCTGCCGTATCTGCTGGTTAATATATCCGTCAAGCCCCGCATCGTTAGGGAATATGTTCTTTGCTATATAATTAAGCTCCTGTAATGCATTGGTTACAGCACGACTGCTGCCTTCAATCTCTACCGTATGCCCCGTATTGCCAAGCATGGTAATCTTTTGAATGGTTTGGCTTACATCAGGATTGATTACCGCTAACTTGCGTATAATATCAATAAATTCAATAGGAAACGATGGACTTACTTCTCCAATCTCGTCATCAAACCTGGTATAGTCAAAATACGGACTGCGTGATGCCGATTCCGTTGCAATGGATATCTGCCTTGGCTTCAATAATCGCTGTAATAATCCTTTTATCATCCAAATACCGGTTCCACTCTGGGAGTAAAATTGCCTCTTCCTATCTGAAAGGCTATAAATGCACTGTTCA